AAAGGCTGGACGGCTAGTGTTGAAGGAGGAGAAAGCCACACACATCTCTTTCCGCTGCATGCAGCAATGTTCGCACTGATCGCGTCAAAAGTTAAAGACGGCTACAGGGTGCCAACCTACTAATAGTAAAAAGCTTACGAAGCCTCGCCAAGTGCGGGGCTTTTTTATGTCTGCAGGCAGGGCCTGCGCCAACGTCTCTGGGAGACAACCAATGCTGAAATTCCAACTGGACAGCCTGGACGGTGTCGATGAATCCGTGCGCGCTCTTTACACCGAGAAGGACGGAAAGTTCGTACTCGGCATTGAAGGTCTGCCGCAGCCTGAAGACGTTTCGGGCCTGAAATCCAAGGTTCAGGAGTTGCTGGACGAGAAGAAAGCCGCCGACAAGGCTCGTAAGGACGCCGAAGATCAGGCCCGTCTGGAGCGCGAAGAGAATGCTCGCAAGTCCGGCAACGTCGAAGAGCTCGAACGCTCCTGGTCCGAGAAGTACACCCGCCGTGAAGCTGAGCTGAACGGCATGCTGGAACAGGAACGTGGAACGCTGAGCACTCAGATCCGGGATCTGACTGTTGGCCGTACCGCTACTGATATCGCGTCCGCCCTGGCAATCCCGGGCAGCGCAAAAGCCCTGTTGCCGCACATCGAACGCCGGTTGAGTGTCGAGCAGCGCGACGGGAAGCCTGTTGTGGTCGTTCTCGATCAACAGGGCAAGCTCTCGGCGGCAACGTTGGATGAGCTGAAAGCAGAATTCGCAAACGATGTGGCCTTCGCGCCACTGATCGCGGGTAGCAAAGCATCAGGCGGCGGGGCCGGCGGTGCAGGTGGTGGGGGCGGGGCCCCGAAAGGAAATATCGGCGGTACCAAAGCAGAGCGTACGGCGGCGATCGCCTCCCGGTTCTCTGATCTCCCTCTCAAGTAAAGGAATTATCCATGTCCCTGTCCCAAATGCAGGTTTTCAACGAGTACGTCATGCCGGCGACTCTGGAAACCCTCGATCAAATGCTTGAAGCATTCAACGCCGCGAGCAATGGCGCTATCGTGTTGTCGCCTGATGGCTTCACCGGCGACTTCCTGCAGCAGTCGTTCTTCCAGAACCTTGGCGCTGCTCAACGGCGCGTGAACCGCTACGCTGCGCAAGCCGCGGTGACTCCGGTCGACCTGACCGAGCTGCAAAACACCACTGTCAAAGTGGCTGGCGGTTTCGGCCCGGTACGTTACGAGCCGTCGCAAATGACCTGGCTGCAACGCCCAACCGTTCAGGGTATCGAAGTCGCCTCGAAGGCCTTCGCCGAGATCCTGCTGAAGGATCAGCTGAACACCGCAATCGCTGCGCTGGTTGCCGCGATCACCGCCCAAGCCGCTGCAACCAACGACGTGTCGGCCACCCTTGGCATCACCCAGTCGGCCCTGAACAACTCGCACGCCAAATTCGGCGATGCCAGTCAGAGCCTGGTTGCCCAAGTGATGCAGGGCAGCACCTGGCACAAGCTGGTAGGTCAAGGCCTGGCCAACGCCAACAACCTGTTCGAGGCTGGCAACGTGCGCGTGGTCGACATCCTCGGCAAGACCTCCATCGTGACGGATGCCCCTGCGCTGATGCAGACCGGCACCCCGAACAAGGAAATCATCCTCAGCCTCGCGGCTGGTGCGGCATTGGTCCACGACAGCCGAGACATCATCTCGAACGTCCAGACCACCAACGGCCAAACCCGCATCGAAACCACCATTCAGGTCGACTACTCCTTCGGCATGGGCCTGAAGGGTTACACCTGGGATGTGGCTAACGGCGGCAAGTCGCCTACCAGTGCGGCGCTGGCTACCGGCACCAACTGGGACAAGACCGCCACCAGCATCAAGGACACCGCCGGTGTGGCCTTGATCGGTGACGCTGCCAAGTAACCATCAACAACTGAGCCGGGGCCTTGTGCCCTGGCCCAGCGGAGTGACAGTGATGACTGATAACAACATCTGGTATCTGCCGGGTCCGTTCCACCGCTATGAGGATGACGTGAAGGCCATTGCCAAGAAGGCGGGCCTGATCATCGTCGATGCCAACGTGACGGACAGTCGTGACGGCGAAACTGAGTTCGCGCCCGAAGTTACGCTGAAGGAAGTGGCGGCGCCTCTGGTGGTGGCTGTAGTGGGTGACGACCAAGTCGTGCTGGAAGAGTTGATTGGCAAGCTCCAGATCGAAAGCAACACGATCCGCGCTGTAATCGACGGGCTCGATGCTGGAGAGATCGAGAAGCCGGAAGCCGGTGAGCTCGCAATCCGACTGTTTCAGGCGCTCGACGGCATCCGCCTTCAGATGGTAGATCTGGCCGATGCGCGTGATGAGCTCGCGGCAGAAAATGAAAGGCTGCGTAACGAGATCGCAGAGTTGAGGGCGGGCGAAGGGCAGGAAGTAGACGCTCTGAAGGCTTCGCTCGATAAGGCCGGCGTGAGCTACCGCGCGAACGCCTCAAAAGAATCCTTGGAAAAGCTCGTCGCTGACCTGCCCAAGGCGTGATACTGCGGCTGCCGATAATTCGGTGGCCAATCATTCAAAGCTCATTCCAGCGAGTTGATCAATGACACTCATCATCGAGGATGGCACCAGCAAGCCTGACGCCGAAAGCTACGCAAGCGCCGCGGACCTGGTCATTTACGCCGGTAAGTTTGGTGTGACCATTCCCGCGGATGTACCGGCACAGGAAGCGCTGTTGCGCCGGGCCGCCTTGGCGATGGATGGCACGACTTGGAAAGGGCGCAAGACCAACAGTGATCAGGCTCTGGTCTGGCCGCGCCGCGGGGTTGAGTTGGATTGCGAGATCAAGCCCGACAACTACCTGCCGGCGCGAATCCAGTACGGCCAGATGGCGTTGGCTGCCGAGATTCATCAGGACGATATTGATCCACCTGAGAAACGCAAAGGTGCGGTGACGCTAGAACGCGTAGAAGGCGCAGTAACTCGCGAGTACGCGACGATTTCCAACACCAGTGGCCGACTGTTGCCGGCGGCACCGGACCGGCCTAGCGCTACGCAATTCGCAGACTATCTACTTAAAAGAGGGTTGTTCGCAGTTAGATCCTAGAGTATTTCGATTAATGACAGCGAATACGCAGTTGACACTGTGTAATTAGTGGGTATTATCGACAGCGCACCCACTAATGAGGTTTCACCCATGCTCCCTAATCCAAACGCAAAAAACTTTACCGAAAGCCTGCGCTCTGCACGCAAAGCCGCAAACATGACTCAGAAAGAACTGTCCTTGGCAGCCGGGTTCTTTGAGGGGATGGTTGGTTTGTATGAGCGTCGTGTCCACGTCCCGGAGCCGGATAGCTGGCTCAAGCTCAATAAAATTCTCTTTCCTAACTCTGAGTTGGTCGCGCCGTCAGCAGAAGTTATGAATGAATTCGAAGATGCAGTTAGCCTTACCGGCGCTACGGTTGAAGAGATCCTTGAAGAGCTCAAACGTCGTGGTTTTGCCAAAGTGACGCTGGGCACTGCCTGATAAGAAATAGCCGAACCTAAACCCGCTTATGGCGGGTTTTTTTATGAGGTGGATATGGCCTTCTACGACGAAATGGCCGTGATGGCACTGGAGATGATCACAGAGTTTGGCCAGCCCGTGATCATCCGAGCGACTACCACCGGCGAGTATGATCCGGACGCCGGCAGTGCACCGCCTGACACCGTCAACGAACAGACCGCCCAAGGCATCCTGCTCGACTTCACCGGCCAAGAATTCCAGAACAACAGTCTCATCAAGCAGGGCGACAAGAAGTTGAAGATCGCCGCGCAGGGACTCACGTGGGCGCCCGGCCTGCTGAACAAGGTAATCGTTCAGGGTCGCACTTGGTCAATCGTTCCCCCTCTGAAAGAGATCAACCCGGCAGGCACGCCGATTCTGTACGAGTTGCAGGTGAGGTCGTGAGTCGCGCCGGCTCCGGTCAATCCGGCAGCTTTGCGTTGAGTCTCGCCGAGTTCGCGGCCCAAGCCACGGAAGCCATCGACGCCAGCCTTCGCGAGATCATTATCGAGGTCGGCAGCAGCGTCATCCGAATGTCTCCGGTGGGCAATCCCGAGATCTGGGCGCAGAACACGGTGGCGACCCAGTACAACAAGGCCGTTGACGATCACAACAGCGATCTGCGCAATGATCCCGCCAACCTGACGAAGGCGGGCCGGCTCAAGCCTGGGCGAAAACTGAACGATGGCATGGATGTCGTCGCGCCCGAGGGCTACGTCGGTGGGCGGTTTCGGGCGAACTGGCATCTCTCAATCGATGTCGTCGAAAACGTCACGTTTGATGAGGTTGATCCGAGCGGGCAAGAAACCATCGCCGCGCTGGTTTCGGCTGTCAGCGATTTCACAGCCGGCCAAACTGCCTACCTCATCAACAACCTGCCGTATGCGATTCCACTGGAATACGGGCACTCGAAGCAAGCCCCCGGCGGCATGGTCCGCATCACCGTGGCCCGCTTCCAGCAGATCGTGTTGGAGGCCATCAGGAACAACCAGGTATGAGCCACAAAATCATCCGATCCTTACTTGAGGGGCGACTGAAAGCATGGGCGGCGGCGCGCAGTCCTGTATTGCGCGTCGCTTACCAGAACGTCGCTTTCACACCGACGGCGACCGAGACCTATCTTCGGGCCTTCTTGCTGCCGGCAGGTACGAACAGTAATGATCTTGCCGGAGTGCATCGGCTGTACACCGGGGTGTTTCAGATCACGATCGTGACACCCTCTGGCGGTGGCACCGGCGCAGCGGAAGGATTGGTCGACGAATTGGCCGTGTTGTACCCCCTCAACGACAAACTGATGAGAATAGCCTTCAGCGTTCAGGTGATGACGCCTGTATATCCCGGCCCTGAGCAGCAAGAAGACACCGCCTTCGCTTTACCTGTTTCGTTCCTGTACCGAGCTGACACCACAACCTAATCCGCCCATTGGGCAAACTCAGAACCCGCCATTGAGCGGGTTTTGTCATTTCTGCAAAGAGGAAACCCCATGGCCGTAAAATTGCCTAACGGTGCGACGATCGAGCACGCCGCCACCTACGCTGCGCCACTTGCATTCTCCGCCGTCTCCAACGCCTCCGAGGCTATTTGCACTGTTACCGGCGCTACGCTGGCTGTCGGTGACATTCTGTTGGTCGCTTCCGGCTGGACGGCGCTGAACAACAAGGTTGTCCGCGTGAAGGCTGCAACTGCCACCGCGATCACCCTGGAGTCGATCGACACCACTGACACCTCCGTGTACCCGGTTGGCTCCGGTGCCGGCACCCTGAAGAAAGTACTGACCTGGGTACAAATCCCGCAGGTCACTGATTTCGCATCTGCTGGCGGTGAGCAGAACTACACGGATATCAACTTCCTCGAAGCGCAGCAGGGCTTTCAGATTCCGACCGACAAGTCAGCGGCAAGCATGACGATCACTGTGGCAGATGACCCTGCTCTCCCTTGTGTGCCGGTGTTGAACGCTGCTGATACAGCTCGGACCATCCAAGCCGCGCGCATGAACCTGCCAGGCGTGGACAAGATCTACTACGGCGTTTACACGTCGTTCTCGCAGCAGCCGGCGATTTCCCGCAACAACGTCATGACCAGAACCGTATCCATGGCTCTGCAGGCGTCCATCACTCGCTACCTGTCGTAAGGAATTCTCATGGCAAAGTTTTCCATCGCGCCGAAACCGACATTCACCATTGACGTCGCTATCCCACAGGTTGGCGGAGCGCCGGCAATGGTGCCGTTCACATTCAAGTATCGCGACCGTACGGATTTGGCTGCGCTGTTCGACTCGTGGAAGGAAAAGGCGGAAGCGCTCGGTGAACGGTTCAAGGGTAAGCAGCCGTCTCTTTCTGAGGTAACTGCGGCCGAAGTAGAGCAAGGAGCTGATCAGATCAAGGATCTGGTCGTGGCTTGGGGGTTCGACGACGAACTCAACGACGATTCAATTACTGCGCTGGTTAAAAGCTGCATCGGCGTTTCGGATGCAGTGGTAAAGGCCTACAGCGAAGCCTACGGCAAGGCGCGACTGGGAAACTAACCGCCGCGACCCGCGCCTTGTACGAGCCAGACAGTTCAGCCGAGCTATTGGCAATGTACGGACTATCGCCATCCGACTATGACGAAACTTTCGAAGTTTGGCCGGATAACTGGCCATCTTTCCGCGTCATGGATTCGATGGGAACTCAGTGGCGCACGGGTGTAAGCGGCGCAACAGGTCTCGATTACGGCGTCCTGCCGAATGTTATGCGGTTCGTTGGTATTCCGGCTAAGGAGCGCCCCGGTGTGTTCCAGGACATTCGGATCATGGAATCCGAAGCCCTTGCGGTAATGGCCGAAGCCCGCGACAACAGCCCGTGAAGACGGGCACTTATTCAAGGTGAGTCGATGAACATTGCAGAACTCGGCATCAAGGTCGATTCGGCTGATGCCGCCAACGCTGCGACCGATCTCGACAAGCTGACCAAGTCCGGCGAGCGA